TCCGGTCGCGGTGAGCACCGGATGATCTGGGCTGACGGTGAGGTCATGACCCCGCGCAGTCGTCAGGTGTACTGACGGGCCGGAGTACCACGCCTTCACGCCGTTCTCAGCCTCACCGAGCACCCGAACCGGGCCGTTTCCGAGGATCGCATTCGGGTGGAACAGGCCCGCCGCGGTCGCTTCCGCGATCGTCGCGTCGACGGGCAGAGCGGGGAACGGGACTGGGGCGAACGTGAGCACGCGGCCCTGCCACGGGAAACACAGCGGGCACGGGTGCCCCGTGTCGTCGACAGTGAAGTACTCCACGCCGAGCGCCTGCATGCGGGCCAGGTGGGACGCGTTGTACGCCCGGGTCGCCGCGGTGCGCACCGCCATCTCCACGTACGCCGACAGCGACCAGTTCCGGCCCGACTTGTCGGTGAACCCGGTGATGCCCTGCGACACGAACACCCGCCACGCCATCGCCTGCGCTTGCGCCGGCGTGACCTGGTTGTCGAGTACCTGCCGTATCGCGCCGTTCGGGGCGATCATCTTGTAGATGTCGTCCGGGAGGCGGGTGATGCGGAACCGCACATCCGCGAGCGACGATGTGATGTCGTCGCGGATCGCGCGCGCCGCCCGCTCACCATGCGACAGGGACAGGTCGAACGGTTCCCCGCCGGGGAGGGTCACGTCACGGCCTGGGGGGACACGGCCGCCCGCACCGCCGCCGGCACGAAGCGCGCGCTCGAGCACGAGCTCCGCGTCGCGGCGGCCCTCCGTCGTCGCGGCCGTGACCATCGCCTGAAGCATCGGCGTGGACCGTGCCGTCAGGTACGTGAGCACCTGCCTCACCAGCAGGCGGGCACGGTTCAGGATCATCGCGTCCCGCTGAACCGACCACGGTGCACGCAGCACAGCGGTCAGGCCCGCGAGGAGTTCGTGCTCAGCGAGGACGTACAAGCCGATCAGGGCCGCCGCGATCTGCTGCGACGACGGCTCAGACGGCTGCTGCGCCATCGGCCTGACCGAACGGGTTCATGGTCGGGTCGGGGAGCGTGTGCGCGAACTCCGCCTTGATCTTGGCGACCTCTTCACCGATCTGCGTCTCGTCCCAGTCGGGGTGCAGCATGCTGACTCGCTCCTCGACGGACGCGGACTCCGACGCGTACAGGGCCTGCACGGTCTGCGCGAGACGCAGCTGCGACTCCTGCACACCGTCGGAGAACTCGACCTGCACACCCTCGGTCGGGTTCGGGTGGTTGAAGAACACCCGGTCGACGGCGAGCAGCTTCTCGACGTACTCCTCGAGCGCGGGCCGCCAGATGCGGATCTTGCGGGCGCGGGTCATCAGGGAGCGGCGTTCGCGGGCTTCGATTTCCGTCGCCGTCCGGTCGCCGCGCTGGTCGCCCTGCACACCGAACGTCGACATCGAGTAGCCGGCCATCTGCAGGATCTGCTCGATCAGCTCGTCCGCGGTCGCCTTGTACCCGGCAGGGTCGAACGTGGGCTGCATGACGTTCATGCGGTCCGCCATCGACAGCGGGGCCGGTGAGGAACCCGAGTTCGCGGACATGTCGGTGGAGACGTACGTCTCCTGGTCCATGTCGATCACGGATGCCTGTCCGGGGCCGGCGGACTTCGCGAGTTCCTTCGCGACCAGCACGCGGGCGCGGGCGGCGCGGCGTGCGCGCATCCAGTCCGACATGGTCTCCGCGAGCTGATCCATCAGGTGCTCGATGCCGTCGAGGTCGGAGCGGCCGAGGTTCTGCCCGAGGGGATCCTTCCGCCACGACCGGTTCGGGGTCTGGTTCGGGACGTACACGACCGCGAGACCCGGCGAGCCGGTGCTGATCGTGCCCTCACTGTTCAGGTCGGTGTACACGGCGAGGGGGGCCGTCTCGGGTCGGGAGGAGAGCGGGATGCGGATGCCGAGGGTCGTGTCGTCGCCGACGTACAGGCCGTGGAGGATCACGCCGACGCCCGTCGAGGTGAGTTCGTGGCGTTCGAGGTGTCGCCACACCTGCTTGCCGTCGCGGGCGACGACCGCCCAGAACGTGACCGCGGTGAGCACACCGAACCGGAACTCGGGGATCGCTTCGTCCGCGTCCTTCACGGTCGTGAATGGGGCATCCGGGTTCAGTGTGTCGTCCCACGTGACCCGCAGGTACACGCCGCCGAGCGCCGCGGACATCTCCGCGGCCTCCGCGATCGACGCGTGGAACCCGTCGTCCAGGAGTTCACCGAGCCGCGCCTGCGCCGCCTCGTCCGTGTGGGTCACGGTGACCGGGTCGGAGAACAGCAGGTCCGCGGACGCCTGGCAGATCTCCGCAGCGATCGGGACGGGCAGTTTCGTGTTCAACTGCGTGCCGACGGCGGGCTGCGCGATGAACCAGCGGATCGGGCCGAGGGAGTGGACCTTCATCCCGCCCGTGTCGGACGCGAAGAACCCGGTCCGGTCGGGCATGAGGCCGCCGCCGTACACCGCCTGCAGGCGGGCGAGGTCGTTCGCCCACCATGCGCCCCACCGGGCCATCGCGGGGAGCAGGTTGTCGAGAACCTTCGGCGGCCACTGGGCGGTGGTGGAGGACGCGGGAAGCGGCATCAGTGACCTCCCGTCGCGGGTTAGACGCTATGAGTGGTTGAGCCTGAGGCCTCCGCTCGCGTAGACCGTGGGTTGCGAGCCGGTCTTCCGGCTTCGCCTATCCACATACGTGAGGGAGGCCCCAGTTGATATCTGAGCGTACGAGTGTCGGGCTGGATGTGCACGCGCGGAGCGTGGTCGCGGCCGCGATCGATGAGCGAACCGGGGAGCTCGTGCAGCGACGCATGGGCTCCAGCACCGAGGAGATCGTCGCATGGGTGACGGGTCTGCCGGGCCCGGTCGCGGCGACGTACGAGGCCGGTCCGACCGGGTTCGGCCTCGCCCGCGCGTTGACGGCGGCGGGGGTGCGGTGCGTGGTCGCGGCGCCGTCGAAGCTGCAGCGCCCGGTCGGTGACCGGGTGAAGACCGACGCGCGCGACGCGGTCCATCTGGCCCGCCTGTTGCGTCTCGGGGAGATCGTTGAGGTGGTCGTCCCGAGCGTCGAGTCCGAAGCGGCCAGGGATCTGGTGCGCGCCCGCGAGGATGCCCGCGGCGATCTGATGTCCGCCCGGCACCGGGTCAGCAAGCTGTTGCTGCGGCAAGGCATCCAGTACACGGGCGGAAAGGCCTGGACCGTCGCGCACGACGGGTGGCTGCGATCGCAGTGGTTCGAGCTGGTCGGTCTGCAGGCCGCGTTCGACGCCGCCTACGAAGCGATGATCCAGGCCGTAGATCGACGCGACAGACTCGACGCGGCGATCACCCGTATGGCCGCGGACAGCGAGTTCACCGACGTCGTGAACCGGCTCTGCTGCCTGCGGGGCGTGTCGACGCTGACCGGGTTCGGTCTCGCGGTCGAGATCGGCGACTGGACCCGCCTGGACGGGCACCGCATCGGCGCTTATGTCGGCCTGACCCCGTCGGAGTCTTCGTCCGGGGCGTCACGGGCACTGGGCGGGATCACCAAGACCGGCAACGGTCACGCCCGCCGGCTGCTGATCGAAGCGGCCTGGCACCACCGCCCCGCCTACCGGCCCACGTCGCCGATCATGCGCGCCAGATGGGACCGTGCCAGCGCGGCGGCCCGGGCGCGAGGGCATGCCGGCAACCAGCGGCTCCACGACCGCTGGGTCGGGTTCCAGGTCCGGAAGAAGCGCAGCGTCGTCGCCAACGCCGCGATCGCCCGCGAGCTCGCCGGCTGGTGCTGGTCCCTGGCTGTCATGACCTGACCCGTGGTCCTCCAGCTTCCGGTCGTCGACGGTGGTGACGGCAGCGTCCGGGCGACTCGCGACACGCCCTATGAGCACCCCGCCCAGCGGGTCACGCTCGATCTCTAGACTCGCGTGAACGCCCCGCCGAACAAACCGTCATGCGGTATCCAACCCGCGCATATCAGAGTGACAACGCGTCGAACACGACACGCGCGCCACCACCGGACACGACCGGAACGAGCGGACGCCGAAGCCGACGGGCACGGCGTCCGCTCACCCCTGCACACTTGACAAACCCACGCCCATATCAGGGCGTGCGGTGGCTACGCTGGACGAGCGGACCCGGACCATCCACGAGACCCTCGGAGGCGACGTGACCCTGCCCGACCTGACGACCTACGACGCGGTGCTGTTCGATCTCGACGGCGTGCTCAC